GATGATAAAAAAAGATATTCTATGATATGTGGGCGATGATGGATTCGAACCACCGACTTGCTGTCGAACAGTATCGGTCTTATGTTACTTTATAGGTAATCTGCCTCGCTTTGCTGCCGCTCTGCCGCTGAGCTAATCGCCCGAGTGAGCCCTGCCGATTTTCGGGCTTATGGGCTCGTTTTTATAGTTTATATAATATACTCCAACTCGCCGATGCTGTCTTAACTACTTTGCCATTTCAGGCATCCCTTCCTCACCAGTTCGTTGTTCAAAGATTAAATGTTCAATTCAAACCTTCGGCTAATACTTCTATGCGTTGCAACTTCCCTCGGCCTTACACTACTACCTATCTGCGTTTTCTGTTTCTTGGTTAACTCGTAACCATTGCAGAGTCGGAAATTACCATCCTCTCAGGCTGTACTTACGGGTTGGATACCGTCTTTTCCACTCCTTTGTTGAGTTCCGGTCTGTTTCGCTGCCGTTTCGACTCAGGTTCGGCCCGTGCTTGCGCTCCAGTCAGCCTTGCCACTCTTGTCATGCTTCATCAATTCTTAGCCTACTTGCCGGGATTGCCTCCGCACGTCCCTCGGCGTTGGTGGAAGGTGCAGGAGTCGAACCTGCGGTGTAGTGGGGTGCCGACAGTCCCCATCTGTTGCCTCGTTGCCTGTGCGCTCGTGAGGTGACTTTCGCCGACTTGTCTAACCTTCCTCAATATGTTCTGGTATTCTTTTCTTTTAGGTTAATAAGTAAAATCGGCGAACTTCCCAGCGGGCCGATCCTGATAAAGAGTTTTTGAAATTAAAATCGATTATAAAACTAACGTTAAATAAGGATTTCGCCGGGCCGCTGCCCTGAGCCATACTAACAAATTCGTATGAGATCTATTAAGCTGTTACAAGATTCTTGATTTCGTTCTCGGCTATCATCCGAGCTATCTGGTGCTGCGGATATGCCCAGCGGGTGCCTGACCTGTTGCCATGATGGTCGGTTACTTCTGCCCTGGTGCGTGGTAGCAGGTGGCCGTTGGTCTTCAGCCATGATGGACTGAACATCTGGAACTGCTTGCAGAGTTCTTCGGCACTAATCCATCGTTCGTTGGCTACCTCCATCACTTCGCGCATAGAGCGCTTAACCTCGTTTATGATTTCCAGTCGTAGTAACTTATCCATATTTTCAGGTTGTTTTTTGTTTTTACTTCAGGCGGGTAATACTTATAGCTGATGATGGGTAATCGGGCACGGGCTTGAATAGCATGCCCTTCTCGTTCTTCATCTGTTGACAGGTAGAAATCGCAGACTTCACCTTGCCACCGTCAGGCAGATTGAATATGCGGGTCTGTCCGATTCGCATCTCTGCCAGCTCCTTTCGTGTAACTTTTTCCTGTATCATATCGTTTTAAACTTTCTTAAATATTTATCAGTTTTAATACATATATGTACTAAAAGTCGTAACTTTGCGGACTTGAAAGTCCCTGTTTGCGAAAATAGTACTTTCTTTATTTCGAGTGCAAATATAATACAAATAGTTTAAAGATAGTACATTTTAGTAAATTAATTAAGATAAATTAAGATATTTAGTATTAGCGTATGACGACGAAGCAACAAAGACTGTATGAAGTTTATACATATCTGCGCAATAATGGCAAAGTCCACACACAGTTGGATTTTGCCGAAGCATTGCGTGTAACAAGACCTGCCGTTTCAGCCGCTCTCAATGGGAAAGAGGCATATCTTACGACAAATCTGTTTCAGAAGATATGTGCTGCTTTCCCTGGTGTGTTTAACATTGACTATCTGCTGAATGGTGAAGGTGAGCTTATTCTGCCTGACGAACAATCACCGTCTCAGCCGCAGGAGTCGCAATCGGTCATGGATTCGGAAACCGACATCTTCCGAGTTGTAATCAAAGGTAAGGATGACCACATCTGCGACTTGCGGAAACAGTTGGAGGCATCCCAGATGCAGGTAGCCGAAAAAGATAAGATTATCCACGAGGAGGCGATGGAAATTATCACGTTAAATTCTCACGTGTCGAAGCTCTCGTGTGATCTCGATGTTGCCAAGCGCGACATCGAGCAGCGTGACCGCACGATTCAGCAGTTGCAGATGGAGCTCAACCAGCGCCGTCATGGTGGCTACAGGATGACACCAACCGTGTCAGAATCAGTCCCAGACAACGACTAATTCGTCCTCCTGTTTCCCCACCACCCATCACCCAACTATGCTCAATCCCCTTTCCACGCAGCATCACCCCACCACCTCCCCCATCACCCCAAACGGATCACTTTGGAAATGGTGGTGCGAGGTCATGAAAAACCGCGCACCACCTTTGTTTTGCGGGATTCTGAGAGGGTTGGCTGGGTATGCAGGCGAACTGACAAAAAGTAGAAATTGGTAGATTTAAGTAGATTTTGGCAGAAAAGATTGCCAGTTGTTTCCCCACTTCGGTGGGAGGTGGGGAAACAAAAACGGCAAGAGGCATAAAAAACAACGAAAATAAAGATGATAACGACAAACATTGTTTATGACCATAGAGGCAGAACCAAGGCGGGCGACGAAGGTCCGCTGGAGGTTCGCGTGACCGTGAACCGAAAACACTACTATATTAGTACAGGCATACGTGTGCGCAAGAGCGAGTGGAGACATGGGGCCATAGTGGACAGGACGAACGCTGACGCACTCAACAAGCGTCTGAACTCCATCTGGCACAGAATAGAGATGGAGGTGAGCGATGCGCTTGACAGCGGGCGCACCATCGATGTGGCTGACATCAGGCGCAGGGTGTGGACGCAGAGGGCTGATGAGAGCGACACCGGGCTGCTGCAATGGATGACGGCACAGATAGACAGCATGACGATGGCCGAAGGTACCATCAAGCACTATCGTACACTGATAGGCAGGATGTATGAGTTCGAGGCCATCAGCAGGTGGGGCGATCTGACGACTGAGAATATCTGCCGATTCGATGCCTGGCTGCATAAGATAATGAAGCCGCAGAGTGATGGCGATAGGAAGGCGCAGAAGCCGCAGGAGCACATCAGCGAGGCGGCGATATACAACTACCACAAATGCCTGAAGGCGCTCATCAATCGGGCCATCAGGTTTGACCGTATCGATGCCAATCCGTACGACAGGCTGCGCGGACAGTTCAAGCGTGGTGATCGAGAGCGTGTGGACTACCTGACGGATGAGGAGATGGAGGCGTTCGCGAGCCTGCATCCCGTGGCTGGCTCAAAGATGGCGATGGCTCGCGACCTGTTCGTGTTCCAGATGTTTACGGGTCTGTCGTTCAGCGACGCTCAGCAGTTCGACATTGGCGATTACAAGAAGACCAACGGTGTGTGGCGCAACCAGGGAGAACGTATCAAGACGGGCGTGTCCTACACGTCGCAGCTGCTGCCGCCGGTGGTTGAGATACTTGAGCGCTATGGCATGAGGGTGCCGAAGATGGACAATGCGGACTACAACCGATGTCTGAAGCTGCTGGGCGAGGCGGCTGGGATAGCGCGGCCGCTGCACTCGCACATGGCCAGGCACACCTTCGCCACGTACATGTTGCGCAATGGGGTGCCGATTGAGCATGTGTCGAAGATGCTGGGGCACACCAACATCACGCAGACGCAGCGCTATGCTAAGATAGTGGCTGAGGATATCCACAGCCAGTTTGACCGGATTGCGAAGAAACTGAAAAAGGGAAGGACAAAAAAATAACTGACCACGGTCAGTTGATGAGTTGACCGTGGTCAGTTGATAGGTTGACCGTGATGGGCGGGTTAATTGAGCGGTGTGAGTGGTGCGAGGCCCTGAAGTCGTGGATCGACAATATCAATCGTCAGTCCGAGAACCTGGGCGATGGCTTCGACGGTCTCGATGTTCACTGCATACTTGCCTGCCTCGATGCGTCCGATGTGGGTGCGCTGAAGTCCGGCGCGGTCGGCCAGCTCCTCTTGGGTTAGCTTGGCCGTCTTTCGCAGCGCCGCAATCCTTTGGCCGATGCGCTGCCTGGTGGCTTGTTTCTGTTCGTCTGTCATAGTTCCTAATATAATGGTGAAATAATACAATTCCCGTGAAGTTCCTGATGGTCGTGAGTATAGATAGCGCAGTCGACCTCCGTACCTTCGTATATGCAATCAGTAGAACAGCCGTTCACTATCGGGAACACACCCGACCACCTCACGGCCTCACGCTCCTTTTTTATCTCTTCATTCACCTTGACAAGCATGTCGCCCATGTTCATTCCATCAGCGATGCAATCCAAAATGCTGGCTTTCAGATACTCCAAACGTGCCAACCTTGAAACTTCCTTTGCCATAGCCTTAATAATTGATGGTTTCTACTTGTTTTGTTTTGCGGTCGCAGACGTGAAACTTGATGTCATAACTGCTAATGTAGTCAGAGGTAAAAGCCTCACAGACGTTCTGTCGCAACTCTCTCAGTACCTTGTTGTGATTGTTGTCGGCTGCACCCATCAGCCTGTTCGGATGTGTAAAGTGCTTACCGTCCACGTAAACAACTCCAGTGTATCTTGCTCCTAACATAGTTCTTTCTATTTTTGATTGCGAATACTTTGTTATGGGTGGGAGGGCGAACCCTCCCGATTCCCGTTATTATTCGGCCAGCTTGTTCAGTTTGTCAGCCATTGCCTTGATGTTCTCATCTTCGAGGATGTCCCACTCTTCGAGGGTGGCGATGATAACCTTTGCTGTGTACTTGCGGTTGCCGTCCAGCGAGTAGGCTGTGATGGGGTAACTCAGCGGAGTGCTGCGGATTCCGTACTCATCCTCGTCGCATCCGAAGTAGCTCATTGATGCCTTCTCAATCTCCTTCAGGGTCTTTCCGAACTCGTCATTTGCGCGTGCCTCCCAAAGTGCCATCTCCTCGTCAAGTGTCATCTTCTTGCTCTCGGTGTTGTTTGCTGTAGTCTTCATAATCTTGTGCCGCTTATAGGTTGCCGCCCTGTTCTAAGTTGTTATTTGTTTCTTTTTCTGTTGCAAAGATAAGAAGATTTGTCTAAATGTGCAAGTATTTAGACATTTATTTTAATAAAATGTGCTTTTTATTATTCTTTTTGTGTGAATAATGTGTAATGTATTAGGATTTTGTAAGGTGTGAGATAGCAAAAACCCGCGATTTTGGCAGTCGCGGGTTTTTCGGGTGTGGGATTATGTCGCGGTGGCGGTTTCCTTGGTGAGTGGGCCGCTGCCTTTGAAAGCGAACGAGCCGTTGGCCAGCACACCGACATTGGAGTCGACGCGAGCAGTCTGCACGATGGCCGAGCCGGTGAGTCCCAGGGACTGGTTGCGGCCGAGTACGCGGATGGTTACCGTCTGCGCAGCCAACAGCACCTTGTCGATGTCGGAGTATTGCGACACGAGCCAGCCCACGCTCAGACTCCAGTCGTTTCGACCTGCCAGATACTCGCGCCACTGGCCGCTGGTTGGCGATGCTATCTCAATGAGCTCTGTGCCAACCTGAAGACTCAGGCTGCGGCATGCTGCCACCACCTCGGTCTGTCCGGCTGTAGTGGCGTAGATGAGTATGTTGTTTCCGTTGATCATAACTATATGTTGTTAATCGTTGAACTTGAATGCATGGTGATGAGGTAGTCGTCGTTCCAAGGATCGTATGTGACGGCAATCACTCGCCAATTACCTGATGCCTGGGAGCTGGTGACCTTGTAGAGATACAGCAGCGCCATGTCGGTGGTGGTGGTGAGTTTCGCCTGGCGCTTCTGTCGGCGCTGCGACTTGAACAGGTAGGCGTAGGTGTCGCGGCTTATCCATCCGCCTGTGAGACAGCGACTGTTTCCACAGGCGGTGTGCATCAGCATGTCGATAGTAGCCGAGGTGTACGATGGTACCTCGTTCTTCACTACCTTGCGGGTGTCGACGGGTATCTCGTACTTGCGTAGTTGGTCGGCGAAGGTCTCGAGCGTGATGGCGTAGATGATGCCGCCAACGGCCGCACCAGTACCAGCAGGCGGATAGATGCTTATCTTCACAGTTCGACTCTCGTTACTTGTTATGTCGTAGGTCTTGCAGTTGCCATTCTCATCAAATGTCAGTGGGATATATGTGGTTGCGCCTTCCTGCTGTGCCTCGGCTTCTGATGCCACCCAGTCGTGATTGGTGTCGTAGTATTTGCCGTTGCTGAATACTCGCATTCTCAGCGTCTTGGCTGCCTCTCCGCTCTCGTGCTTGAACGATGTCTCGAATGTGGCACCTGTGATATTATTAGGCACGTTGCTGAATGTATAGCTGAATAGTTCGATGTTGTCAGCAGAACCCTCTCCCAATATGACTCGCATTTCAACGCCCTCCTGTGTACCGTCGCCAACAACGCGCACATGGTCGATATGTTCAAGTGTGCCGCCCTGGGTAGTGAAGAATTGCGAATAAAATTCGCTGGTCTGCGGATTCAGCACTGCGCCGTTGTACTCGTAGAGCGGCAGGCTGACGCGCATCACGTACTTGCTTCGGCTCAGGTCCATCGGCACGTTCTCGCGATAGTCTCCGTAGTCGTAGGTCAGCTTCTCGAGTGGCAATACAAGTCCCTCCCTGCTGCCTGAGCCAGACGCTGCGAAGTTGCTCTCGAATGGCAGTGCCGTTGCACCAGTTGGCAGACCTGTGGGGTCCATGGTATCCTCCTGAAGGTCGCCAACCAACATGCGGACATATTGGCCGGTATAGCCGAACTTAGAAAAAATTAGCGTCTTTCCGAACTCGTGGGCAATGAGGCCGTAGAGGTTGCAGAATCCCTCGAGGAATGTTTGGTAGTTGATAGGGGCGTATGGGCTTGGGTCGGTTCCGTCGGAGCGTAGGCCGTAGTCGTAGTCGCCGTTCCATGGGCACACCAGGCGATTGTTGACCTTCATCTGTAGTGGTGTCTCGACACCTGTATCGGGTGATGTCACCAGGTCGCGAGGCAGGATGATGTCTTCATACAGACTCAGGCACTCGTCCAGATATTCGCCAATCATGGCATCGCTCGTGCTCGAGTCGTCTCCGAAGTTCCAACCATCCATCAATGCCAACGGAGACATGATGGGCAACTGAAGCACGCGGGGTGCCGACTCGTAGTTGTTCTCGAACGATTGCGCCTGGATGTATCCGTAGAAGATGAGCACGCCGTCGTAGTATATCTCAACACTCAGCTGCGTGTTGTCTTCGGGGAAGAGTGGAGCGAGCGCACCGAAAACCTCCTCCACCACGTTGATGTATCCTGTCTTGGAGCGTAGCACCGTCAGCAGGCTCTCGTCGTCGTTCTCCTGTATGGTGACGGGATGCGCCGCACCCTTCAGCGTGGTGACGGTGATGCCCGAGTACTGCGAGTCGTAGATGTCGATGCGGCAGTCCTTGTTGGCAAGGCTCTTGAATGGGATGGTGTATCTCTTTGCCATAATTATCTGAAGTTAGTGGTTACAATCTCGCCTCGGCCTGTGCGTCGGCCGTTGGAGTTGATGACGAATCGAAGGTCCTCACCGGTGACAATGGCTTCAAGCTGCAACTGGCTCAGTCCACCACCACTCAGCTGGCTGGCAAGGTTGCCCTGCTGGGCTTTGTTAAGGATCAGCTCGCCGCTGTTTACCATGATGGGTATCTGGTCGCCGCTGAAGGTGTTGCCACCGATAAATCCATTTGCAGCGTGGGCGATACCACCACCGAAAAAGCCAAACAATTTCACGGTGCTGAGCGTCTGAATGGCGCTTACTATACCAACGATGGTTTGGATGACTCCAAAGATATTATTCAATTCCTGCGGAATCTCGAAGCCAAGTTTTTCAATGCCGCCAAAGATGCTTTGCAGGCTGGTGTTGATTGTCTCAATACCCTGTATCATGTTTGCCTGGTTCTTCTCGTTCTGTTCGGCATCCTCTCCATCTGTTAGCTGGCCATTCTTGCCCAACTTCCACTTGGTTGAGATGTCCTTTCCGAGGTCAAATGTCTGCTTTTTGCCTATGCCCAGCATGTCGCGCAGACCCTGATCACCCAGCATCGACCACACCGACGGCATGGTGTCGGCTGTTTTAACGCCGGAAAGCATTGCCTTGTTTTCGTCGAAGACAACCTTTTCTGCTGTTGTCTTGCCATTGGTTGTCTTGAATGCGCTCGGGTCGAGATAAGTAATGTTTTGTTTCAGAGTGTTTATCTGCTTGGTCAGGTTTTCAACTAACTCATTATCACCCTTTATCACGGCCTGCTTGCGCTGGTCTTCCAACTTCTTCAGCTCATTGCGCAGTTCCTTAACACCTTTAATAGAATTTTCGGTCTTAACGGGGTCGGATGATTTTTTGTATAGTTCATTGGCTCGACGAACGTACTCTGCCCTCATGCGTAGAGCTCCTTCGAGCTCGGTTTGTAGTTTCGTCTTTGCACTTTGAGCCACGCCGCTGTTGTCGTTACCGAATGCGGCTATCTGGAACTTTTTGCTATTGATGTATCTGTCGAACTCGGCCAACTGCTGTGTATAGATAGAATAAGCACCTGGTGTCTTTCCGCTGCCAAGTCGATTTATCAGTCTGTTTACCTTAGCATCACCTCCGAGGTTTTCATAACCTGCACCACCTCTTGCACCTACGCCGAGAGCACCGGCCTCTTTCAATGCCTTAATAAGAGGTTTTACTGCATTATTTAGCAAATCGAGTGCTCCAATCTTAATGTCGGTCCACATGCTGGTTGCAGAATCCGTAAGTGGCTGGAATGTCTCGCCCAGGCGGGTCATGGCGTTTGTCAGCTCCACGTTGGCTTGTGTGGCGCGGTCTGCTGCAGTCTCCACGTAGTCACCTGCCTGCTGCATCTGTTCACGGATAATCTCGCCAACGGCCTTTGTCATGTCGCCGGTCTCCTTCATCTTGTCGCGGATTTCGGTTGCGCTCAGTCCAAGGTTGTCGAGGATCATCAGCGATTTGCGGCCGAGTCCGGTCACGATGCTGTCCACCATATAGTCCACGCTCTGGCCGGTGTCTTTCGCCTTCTGCTGTGCGAATGCCAGCATGGTACCAAGCTCTTCGAGTGGCAGCTTGAAGTCGTTAAACTTCACGGCTGCTTTCATCAGTTCCAGGTCGGTCACGGTGCCGTGGGTGGCCTCGCGCAGATTGTCGAGTATGCCGGGCTGGTTCAGACGCTCAAATGCCAGTCGCACGCCTTCGCCTGCCTTGGCCAGCTCGATGCCCTGCTTCACCATGTCGCCTATCTCGCTGACGAAGCTCACGGCCATGCCTGCACCCTTGGTCATCAAGTTACCACCGAACACCTGAAGCATGCCTGAGAACTTGTCGCCTGAGAACAGACCGCCAGCACTCATCTCTTTGGTGTCAATCTTACGTGTCTGATTCAGCGACTGGTTCATGTCCTGAATTTCCTTGTTGACGGCTTGGTATTTCTGCTTCAGCTGGTCGATAGCTCGCAGATAGTCTTGACCGATGGTCTGCTTCTGTGCATCGGTCATTCGGTTGTACTGCATCGTCAGCTGCTCGATGGTGCCCTTGTAGTCATTCATCTGGCCTTTGGCGGTCTTGGCTGTAGATTCTATCTTACCAATCATGCCAACGAACTGACTCATCTTCTGGCTCTCCTTGTCGAGCGCCTGAGTCAGTCCACCTTGTGCCTGGGTGAAGTTATCGAGTGCCTGTCTGGCTTTTCTCAGTCCGGCATCCCATTGACCGGTGCCAACCGCAAGTTCGAGTACTGATTTATTTGCCATATTGTTTTATTCTTCTTTAAATTGTGTTTCAATCCATTTTTCAACGTAGCCTGTCAGGTCTATGCCAAGTTGATTGGCTGCCTGCTGCATGTCGCTCTGCATCGAGTGTACGAAGCTCCATCGTGGGGCCATGGCGCCACGACGTCCGTAGGTGGCTCCTGATCCGCGACCTGTTGGGCCTTCGGGGTTGGCGTAGAACACATCTCGACCTTCGGAGAATATGCGCAGAATGAAATCGCGGTCGGGGCCGTAGTACTCGCGTAGCTGCTTAGTGCGTTTGCTAACAGTACGAGTGCGATGGATGCCACTTTTACCTCCGTCGGGTGGTGGCACTATACGGGTTCGACTGCTTAGTCGGCCGCGGTGTCCGACGATGTTTATGTTTACGGTGAAAGAGTCCTTATATGTGCGACGTAGCACGGCTCCAGCTGCTGAGCCTGCACCGGCGATGTCGGCCTTTTCCACGGCCTTGGCTCGAATAATGGCCAACTTCTTGCCCATCTCCTTACGAACAAGCTCGGCCATCCATCCGTCGAAACTCGCGCGGCTCATGGCTCCGCTACGCACCATCGAGATGCTTTGCTGAACGTTGTCTCTCAGCTCCAGACTGCGCAGCACGTTATCCACATGCTTTTCGAGATTCTTCAATCCCGAGAAGTCGGCCATCAACATTCCGATGCGATTGTTGGTAGCGTTTAGTCCTTTGAAGCTATTTATATATTCTGCCATACACGAAAAAGCCCGATTAGTTGGGTTACTAATCGGGTGCTTTTTGGGTGGGGGTTTACCTCTCGGCATCGGGGTTGGACTGTGCCTCGCGGAGGGCTTCCAGTCGGGCGTTCTCGGCATTTATCAATCCTTGCATCTCGTCGACTTCTGCTTGAGGTATCATGGTGCCGGTGTCGGCCTCGGCGAACTTGTCGACATAGAGCGGGAATATCTCGTCTGGCATCACTTTATTGGGATTTCCCATACAGAACATCGATGCCCAAGCCTGAATGCGTTGCAGCTGGTATTGCAGGGCGTGTCGGCGGCGATAGCCTCGGATGATACGACGTGCTTCCCAGACTCGGATGTCGTAGAGGAACTCGCGCCTGCTGATTCCAATCTCGCCTACGAAGAGTTGATACAGGTCGCAGGCGGTTAGGCGTTTTTTGGCTCTGCGTCGCTGTCCTCTTTGGGCTTGTCGTCGGGTTCGTCCTTCGGGGTGTGGTAGAACTCGGCACGGAGGCTGACGATGGTTGCCAGGGCGATGCCGAGTTCGGAGGGCTGCATGGAGTACATCATGCTCTCTACTGACACTGGCACTTCCTGATGCTGACTCTCGTAGTATGACAGCATGGCGGCCGAGATGAGGTAGATGCACTTCTTCAGATTGGGCATGGCCGTCTGATTCTGGAACATATCTACTACCTCGACGATGAAGTTCTCAATGTCCTCGTCGGCATTAGTCTTGAAGCCAATCTCTGTGGCGAAGCAGTAAGCCAGCATTACCGTCTTACCGCACAATGTGATTTCTTTCTTAATCATGATTTCTAACTATCAATTATCAATTATCAATTATCAATTAAAAAACCCGCCCGGACGCTATTTTAGTATTATGGCCAAAGATTGTTTCTGCGCCGGGCGGGGCTGATGAAGAGAAGATTATGTCTTAAGCTGCAACAGTGTAGATGCCATAACCGGCGAGCGAGGCTGTGTAGTCGGCGTTCTGACGGTTAGGACCATTGAGAGTAAGCGTGCTGATAATGCACGAACCAGAACAGATGACGCTGCCCTTGGTGCGCTGGTTGTCGCCGCTGACGTTTGCGATCTGCCACTTTACAGGTGCGCTGTCCTCGTAGATGGCCTCGAGGTCGCTCAGTCCCTGTGCGGCTACTCCGCTCGTGATGTTGTCGTTGCTACGCACAAGAGCACCAGTGGTGATGTCGTAGTTGAGAGCTGTTGGCTCCTGTACTACCCAGTCGCCGTTGGCAGTATCTTTTGTCGTCGCATCTTCCATTGTAAGCGACACATGAAGTTGTAAAGTACGCGCGGCTGCAATAACCTTCGATGGCGTAGCGGTATTGTCGCTGCCGAGGAACAGACGCACGAACTGACCCTTGGTGTAGGCGCCTGCGCTGATGGCCTCGTAGCTCGGAGTAGAGCTGACTGGAGAGAGCGCACCGGTTCCCGAGAATTGGA